TCTGCCATGCCTGAGGCCGCACGCGCTCGTATGGCACCCGCAGCGCGGTCAGAACCGCTTGAAGGCGTCCATACCCCTCGCCGAAGGTGAAAGCGCTTTTAACGCCCATCTGCGGGCTGCTGTGGACCAACTCCAGCACCGCCCGAGGTTCTGCCAGCGAAATGGCATCGCCGAGCAGGTCGATCAGGTCGCGGTCGGTCTCAGGCATTTTGTGTGCCCATGGGTCGCCGAGGGTTGGGATGAATGCGATGCCGCCGGACAATCCGGGGTCTATGCCGATGTAGAGTTTCATGATTCTTGGAGTTGGGTGAATTTGGCGATGGAGCCGTCCATGTGGACCGGCACCGCGTGGCCGCGCTCGCCGTCGCGGTTCTTGTCGAGTGAAATGAACGATTCGTCCCCGTGCTTAATCATCCACACATGGTCCGAGTGCATGCCGATGGCGCGGGATTCGCGCAGTTTGCCGTCCTCGTTGAGTTGGCTGGCCGTGGCGACCGCGATGTTGAGTTGGAGCGCCAACGCCTTGAGCCGCCGGGTGATCTCGCTCACATGCTGCTCCCGCGTCTCGTTCGACGCCATCGCCCGCAGGTGGACGAGTTGCACATAGTCCACGATCACGAGGTCGGCTTGGCCCTTGCCCGCGAGGTCACGCGCCGAGGCGTCGATTGATTCCATGTCGGTGAAGCCCGACTCGACCACGAGGCCGGATTGGGAAATCAACCCCGAGGCCGCATTGAATTTCGCCAGCATGTCCTTGTTGACCGCGCCCTTGGCGCCAGCGATGCGAAAGACGCCGACATTGAATCCAGCCATGTGCGACACCATGCGCGCCAGCACCTGCGTCGCCGGCATCTCCAGCGAGAAGACCGCCACCTTTTTGCCCGCCAGAATCGCCTGCACCGCCATTTGGATCAGCAGGATCGACTTACCGCCCGAGGTCGGCGCGCCAATCGTCAGGAGTTCCCCACGCTTCACCCCGCCATTCGTCACGCGGTCTAGCCACTCGATCCCTGTGCCAAACGCCTCCGCCGGTTTGTGGTTCTCCAGCTCCTCCGTCAGCTTGAGCAGGAGGTCTTTCGTCGAAACCCTCGGCCGGTCCACCATCATCGCCGCTTCGGAGAGAGCCAGCGACACGCTCGCGATGTCCCCCTCCTGCCGTAGAAACGCCCCCTCGGCCTCCCGCACCGCTGCCAATGCCCGGCGATACCTCGCCGCGTCCATGAGCGTCGAGCGGTAGATCGCCGCCGTGCCCGGATCGCTTGTGCGAATGTAATCCATCAGCCGTGTGAACTCATCCAAGCCGCCAATGGCATCCAGCAGCCCCTTCTGCTCGAGCTTCGCCTGCACCGCGAGCGGGTCGGTCTTCATGCCGGTCTCGGCCAGCTCCTTCGTCGTGGCCAAAATGATTTTGTGCGCCTCCGAAAAAAACAACTCCTCCGGCCAGGACATCACGCGCAGGCACTCGAAGTTTTGCAGGATGCACGAGATCGCGGCCTTTTCGGCGGTTTCGTTCATTGGCACGCTCGGGAGCATCGGGATAATCTTTGCGCTCGGTGTCATACGCAGGTGGGGAGGAAGCGGTCGCAAGACCGCTCTTTATTCTTCTCTTCTCTGGTTACAGATTTGTTACGCTTGCCCCGTAACTTTTCCGTAACGGCATCGTTACCTCGTTTCTTGGCCATCCGCAGGGCCGCAAGTGCTCTGTCTTTAGAGGTTTGGCTGTTGTGCCGATCGAAGTTCACAAACTCGATTTTGTCGCCTTTCACGATCAACCAACCGCATTTTGCCATCGCTTCGTCGAAGGTCGGCGTGTGCGTGATTTCGCGGATGATGCGCAGTGCCGTAACGCCCGTTACGCCGTCAGCGTAACAATTCCGTGACGCCCAAGCCCACACCTTCACGAGCTTCCCAACCACCGCATCGAGGTCTAATCCGGTGTGCTCGGCAATCGCCGCCACCTCGACCTTCTCGTGCAGGTGGTTCTCCACCTTTATCCATTCACCGGCCATGTTATTTATTCTCCTTCATCAGTTTGATTTGTTCCCAGCGTTTCACCCGGCGCTCAAAGTTCTGCCACCGGATGTATTCCAGCTCCCCCATCGCCCCGTCGCGGTGCAGGAGGTCGGCAAACCAGCACCCTTGGGCGGCCATACTCCAACCGGTTGTGTGGATGTGATGGCGAGATTCCAAAACCTCCCTCGGCCAATCGCGGAGACGCCGGCGCCAATAGCGATGCAGATGCTCGTTTGGGAGAGTTCCAAAGAGGTCGAGTTGAGTCATTTCCTACCCTTCATAATGTTTGCATTGCGCTCGATGTATTTCCGCACCCGCTCCATGTCCGCCTCGGCCTCCGCCTGTTCCTCGAGGCCGTAGGTGTGCCGGTAGTTCGGCAGCGGCTCCCCTCGCTGGATGCGCGGCCCGATCGGGCAACCGTTGGCGCAAATGGCTAAACGGAGGGTGATTTCAGGGAGCATAGGTTTAAAGAATTGGCGCTCTGGAAAAAATGTAGAGGCGCGTATTTGGATGCCATGGCCCCGGATTCATTGACTGCAATACGCAGCCGTGATCTTCGGCAAACTTTTCAGCGAGTTGCAAATGATCGCCATAAGGTTGCGTGATAACGCTCCTATCTCTTCCAATCTCTATGCTTCCCCAATGATCCCAGAGCCCCTGATAATCCCGGTCGTTTATGAAATGCATCATATGCGACTCTCCCTTTTGCCACTTCCCTTTGCTGATCGCTGTTTTACGAATTAATGTTTTAAACCAGAGCGGGAAATGATGATGCTTGTAAGTCGGATTATATTCTAATACAGCCGCATGGCCTGTTTTTGGTTTCATAATTTATTTGCGCGTATCCACGCCGCGCCCCGGAGTGTTGAATCAGAACGGGATATCGTCCGTCTCTTTGGCAGCCTTGGCCTTCGGCGCTGGGGCCGAGGATTTGGGTGAAACCCATCGCTCGAGGGTATTGAAGCGATGGCCGGCGTCGGCTCCCTCTTCCTCGCCAAGAACGACCGTGGCCGTCTTGCCGATGAAATCCTCGGGCTGCACATCCACTTCCTCCCCTGGCACCACGGCGAACCCGCAGGCTTCGCGCACTTGGTCGATCTTCCACCCCGCTTTTTCGGTGAATGTCAGGTGCTCGTGGACTTCCGGCCCCTTCGCTCCCTCGCCGATCTCCACGCGGCAGATGAGTTTGATCATGGGGTTCCCCGCCTTGGATAGCTTCTCCATGGCGTTGACGATTTCGACTTTGTAGGTTCCCGGCTCTACGAAATAGACGGGTTTCGGTTCGGATTGTTTGTAGGTAGGCATATTATTTCTTTGTTTTGATTTGGCGGAGGGTTGTGATCGGTGCTCCGGCTTTCACCGCGGACTCGTCCACCTCCACGCCGGCATCGGCGCAGAACTGGCGAAATTTCTCGGCGCTCATTTTCCCGCCCAAGGCGAGGATGAGCGTCTCTTTGCTGACATTGGCGGAGGCCCGAGCGATGGCATCGGCCTCGACGAACTGACGCCCCGCGCCAGTCGTGACCTTCCAGCCGGGGATGTCCTCACCAGCGGCGAGGCGTTCTTTCAGCGCATCCATCACCGGCTCGGCGATTTGCTTCTCGGCGAGTTTCCAGTTGGCGGCGAAGGCCGAAAGCTCGACCGGATTGGCGAGGATTTGGTCGCGGATCTCGGCAAGGGAGGTCTCGGACTTGACCAACGCCAGCGCCTCGGAGGATTGACGCACCAAGGCCCGACACCCGTTAGCATGAGCGCACCAGCCGCAATACTCATTTGGCGTCGGCTCCGCCAACCGGCTCGACGCCTCGGCGATCGTGTTGCTGACGATGGCCTCCGCCTGGTCGCGGGTGAAATCGTAGGTGCGGCGGAGTCGCTGATCGACATAGATCACATGGGCCGTCCACGAGTTGGCGAAATGCTCGACCATGCAGGCGAGGGCGTAGGCCGCGAGCTGCTGGCGGTAGTTCCGCACTTGGCCGCACTTGATGTCGGACACCCATTTCGCCCGAACGCATACCGCGTCGGCCGTTCCGGGTTTCGAGAGGCCCGGCACCTCCATGCCAAGATGCTCCTCCCGAGTTTCCACATGGTAGCCGCCCGACAGGGTGCGGAGTTCATCCACGCCCCACCGCGCCACAGCCTGATCCTCAGCGGCAAGGCCGTCGTAGGTGGTCGGATCGTCAACCAAAAGCTCCCTGATAGCCTTGTCTAGAAGCGTTCCACGCTCGGCTGCCGCGCTGGTGCCGGGTGCGCTCGTGTAAAGCGCGCACTCGGCCAGCTTTGGCAGGGAACTCGGACTGATCTCCTTTACCACCAACTCTGTGACCTCTGTGTCCTTTGTGGTTAATCCGCTCACGCTGCCACCTCCATCTGTGCGGCCTTGGCCTTGGCGACCAAAGCCTCGGGCCGTGCTACGATCTGGGCGCGGAGTTTCGGAGCCGCGTCACGCCATGTCTGCCCCTCGGTCAGCGAGCCATTAGCGAGGAGGAAGGCGTTGACGATCTCCTCGTTGTCCTCGAGCGTCGCCACCGACTCGCGGCCGATGATCTCCACCGCAGGCGCCGAGGTTTTGGCTTTCGCCACCGGCTGGAAGAGGTGCGCCACCGCGCTCCACTCCATCGGAATCTCGTCAGGGAGGCCGCTGCGGGTCTTTGCGTCGTAAGCGGCGCTGTGCGTGGTATAAATCACGCGCTCCTTGCCCCCGATCCCCTTGGCCTTGCCGCCGTCGTTGGTCACCGATTTCGTTTTGAATCGGAAAAACCAGAGTTCATCGGCCCACTCTTTCACGAGAGGCGAGGATTGCTTGGAGAGCTTTAGCTCGTAGCGGTCGTAAGCGGCCAGGATGTCCGGCGGTTCCGTGCGCTGAACCTTCGAGTGAGCGATAACCACCACATTTTTGCCGCACTCGATCAGGCGATCCAAGGCACCGAGGAACCGGCTCATCTTTTCGGCCGCCATCACCCAGCCCTTGCCGAAACCGAAATCCTCGACCGATTGCTTCTTGTTAGCCGCCAAGAGGTCTTCCACCGCCAACCGCTCCGCCCAATCCGCCGAGTCGATGACCACCGTGCCGTATTCCGTTTTGCCCACCTCGGCGATGCACTCGCCGAGTTGCTTCCACGAGTCCACCGCCACGCGATCCACATCGAGGTGCGCCGTGCCGCCCTCGATGTCGAGGAATAATGGCTTGGGGAATTGAGCCGCAAAGGTGGATTTGCCAACGCTTTCGACCCCGTAAATCACGACCCGCTGTGGTCGTTGTTGTTTTCCAGATATTATTTTCATGTCACTCTTTCGTTGTTATTGTTGCGCGTTGTTGGGGATGCGCGCCCCCCGATGGCTCCTGCCGCCAGTTAGGGACTAGCGACATAGCCGAAATTCAGTCCTCGAAGTCCTCCCACTCCTGCCAGCGGCGGCGCTTCTCTTGCTGGTCGCGCATCCGCAGCCACATGTTGCGTTGGCCCGCCCAGTAGCAGGCCCACATCGAGAGAAAGGTCAGGAGGCTCAGCGCCAATGCCGTCGTGCCGCTCATTCCACTTCCTCCCCAGCCGCCGGCCAATTTTCGTAAGTCTCCCAAATCTCGGGAAAGGCCGCCTTGAGTCTTTGCAGATTGTCCGGATCAGCCGCCGCCGAGGCGTGAGCCAAAGCCCGCACAAACGCCCCGCCGAATCGGTGCATGAATTCGATCGCCTTGAGTTCTTGGATCGTCATCGGGCATCCTCCGGTGGTGGTGGAAACGGCATCCAGTGCGTGACATCAATGTCGATCTGGCAGGCATTGACCCACCGCCAGATGCGACCGTCGTGGAACCCGGCCTCCACATGCCCGTCCTCGGCGGCGACGATGACATCGGTGTCCGAGTCCGGCATTTGATCCTCCACGGAAAGCCAGCCGCTCATCGTGCCAGCCTCCCCGTCAGCGCCAGAAGCAAGACCGGCACGGCGATGATTTGAATGAACTCGAGCGCGTAGCCGAGACAGCGGAGCGTCGTATCGGCGTCCATTATTTCGCCCTCCGTTCGAAGACCACCGCGAAAGGCGTGACCTTAAATGTGCGCCAGAATTTCAGCCGCGCCTCGGCCGGCGTAGCCGCGTGGATGTAGTCGCCGAAGGGTCCGTAAATGCCGTTGGCGGTGCAGAGGTAGAGATTCATTAGGCAGCCCTCCTCGTAGCCATCGCGGCGGCTTTGGCTGCTTTGTTCCCTTTGGTGCAGGCCAGCGAATTCGTTACCTCTTCCAGCGACCGGAACCGCCAGTCGCGGCCAACCTTGAAGGCAGGGATCAAATTTAGGCGGGCATATTTGCGAACCGTAAAAGGCGCCAGATGGATCGCCTCGGCGAGTTGATCGACGGTGATCATTTCCGCGCCCTCCGTCCATCGTTGTCCTTTTGCTTCTTGATCGCTTGGGCAATCAAACGGCTGATCGGAGTCCCTCCATTTTTCTCCGCCTTTTCCTTCAGATACTCGAAGAGGTCTGTCGGCAGGCTCAGGCTTGTTTTCACATATGCGGTTTGCATGGTGCTACCGATAGCTCCGGTGCTACCGGTGTAGCAATAAAAATATGTCAATGGGGTGTTCTGCTTAGATGAAAATTTCTCTTGACTTCCGCATGGACACTAGGTTTGCGGGCGAAAATAAATTTTCATGAAAATTTGCGCACTGGTGCTTTCGGTGCTACTAGTAGGAATCATGAAAGAGAAAACGCACAAGAAATTGAACATCTCACTGCCTCTCGATCTGCACGCTTTTTGCGTTGAAAAGAAAAACGAGGAGCAGGCAAAAAACCCAATGGTAACGGTGCCCATCTCCAAAATCATTTCGGAAGCCGTCAGAGAGATGAGAGATTCCGAAAAGAAAGCAAACGCCCCTGCATCGAATGCCCGACCTTCCTCTCCTACCTATCTCCGTGGAAAAACTAGGCGTCAATAAAAAGCCGTTTTGTGCGCAGGCTTAAATGCGCCGCCAGCTTATCTAAAGCGCCCAAAAAGCCTTTGCCTCTTTTTCCCGCACCGCCCGCGCGTAGCGTTCCCGCACCATCTTGGGCGAGGAATGCCCGAGGAAGTAAGCTGTCTTGCCCGCATCCTGCCACGCCGCGTAGTGCATCGAGGCCGATGTGTGACGAAGGCAATTCTGCGGCCACTCCTGCCATCCCATCGCGTGCGCCAGCTCCGTGCGCGCCCGCTTGATGTGATCTTCGCCCAGGCAATCCCATTTCTTCGGCATGTGCCGCCGCAAGGCCGGCAGGATCGGCACAAACCGCGAGCGAGGCACAGGGTCGGTGGATTTGATGATAGGCACGAAGATTTCCGTCTCCTCGATGTGCTCCGGCTTGGCCCGCCCCACCTCCGAGATTCTCATCCCCGCAAAGACACCCAGAACCAGCCATGCGCGCATTCGGTCACAATCCGAAGTGAGGCCGATCAGCCTCTTTACCTGCGCCACCGTCAGCAAATGGTGGACCGGAGCCGCCTGCGGCCTCTCCGCCCGCTGCACCGGCGAGCGATCCAGGTGCTCGTATCGCACGAGCCAATTAAAAAAGAGGCGAAGATAAACAAACCCCTGTTGCCGCGTCGTGCCCACCCACTCCTTCCGCGCCAGAAACGCATCAATGTCCCGAGGCGACACCGCCGCCAGCGGCATCCGCCCCTGCGCCTCGACATAGTGCCCGATCCACCATTGCACCAACCTTGCATTGCTCCCTCGGAGTTTCGGCAACCTGAGCATCTGAAACTCCCGCCACCCCTCCGCCACCGTCTTGCCAGACCCGACAAACGACTCCGTTCCCTTCGCCTCAAGCTGCCGCAAAATCTGATCTCTGTAGGCAACCGCCCCCGCCGCCTCATCAAAAAAAGCCCGCTTCCGCTTGCCCGAAATTTTCGTCCAAACGCAAAATTTTTCCACCCCCCGGACCATCGCCCTCTGAATCGAGACCGTGTTGGTGTTGCTCCGCGTTGCTAGGGCTGTTGGCACTGTTGGCACGATGTTGGCTCGTTTAGGCATTTACAGCAATCAAGCGCAACGAATGGAAACATCAACAAAAAACCCGCAGAAGCACAATAGAAGCGCCTCTGCGGGCATTTAAGAAGGGAGCCGACGACGGGATTTGAACCCGTGACCTATCGATTACGAATCGAGAAACGGCCACTTATTTTCAACGCCTTGCAGAGATGTTGGCACGGCGTTGGCTCACTGGCCGGAAAATAGCCACTCCTCGCACGCCGTTGGAGCACATGACGCGAATGATTTTTTTTTCAAAAGATTTTTGCGTGGTGAGCGTTTTCATCTGCGAATTCACCGTTGCGAGCGATTGTCCGGATTCTTCGGCAATACTGGCGAGGGTTTTCCAGCCTGCGGATTCGTAGGCGGCCAAGTTATCTTCCTTCGTGCTCGCGTAGTATTTCGCCCAGGCGGCGCTCAGATCGGGAGCAGCCAGGGATTCCCCTTTTTTCTTTCGCATAAGTTGACGGTCAAAGCCGTGTCGCAGTAGTGGCCCCACGCGAAGCCTTGCGACCACGCTAAAGTGGCGCGGCGTTCGGCGGCGTAAGGCATGTCGAAGTTGGCGAGCATTCCCACGCAATAGCCAGAGGCTCCGTCGATGTTGCGGGCTCGTTCCCAACCGACGCGGTGGAGGTGGGCCATCACGACATTGCCGTAGGTCTCGGCGTGATCCCTGATGGCCATGGTATTGAACATACTTCCATGCACGAATTTGGTGCCGCCGAGTTCGACATAGTTGCGGATTCCGTAGGGGGTGATTGGCGCGCGGAGCTTTTTGGCGGTCTCTTCGATTTTTTGGATCGTGAGGTTGGCGGCGTAGGCGAGGAGGGCGTTTGGGCTTTTGGAGAATTTCCAGAGGCGGGCTTCGTGGTTCCCGCAGAGGATTTGGTTTGGCTCAAGTTCGTGGAGGAATTCAATGCCGGCCATCAGGTCGCCAGCGACATCAGAGGCATGGTCTGCGTCGTTGCTGTCGCGCACGGCTCCGGCGCGGAAGGCGGAGAGGTCGATGAAGTCGCCGAGGTGCAAAGTGGTGTGGGGCTTCCAGGCACTTCTGAACCTAAGCACACAGGCGCGGGCTTCGGGGTCGATCTCCGCGCCGTGGCTGCATCCGACGGCCATCCACTTTTTCCATTTTTTGATCGGGGTCATGGGAGGTCGGGGATTTCGTTATCTTTGCGAAGCTCCCAAATGTAGGAGCGGACTTTTTCAAGCGTGTGATCGCACGCTGTGACGACATTGCCGGTCTCTTCATCGCGCCATTCGCGGAACTCGCCGGCGCCGTGTTTAAGGAAAGAGCGGATTTCGTTAAGAAGGTCATCCAGTATTAAAATGGCATCCATGCCTTTTACCGCCGCGATGTGCTCGGTGCGTTCTTCGGGAAGGTTGAATTCCAAAGTGGCCTTCACGCGGTTTCCTCCTCGTCGTCTTCCTCTTCCTCTTCGTCTTCGAGTGGCCAGAGAATTTCTTCAGCCTCGCGGGCGAGGTTGCGGGCGGCGTGGCTGTTGCCGAACTTGAAATCCATGTCGAATGTTGTGCCTTGGTCCTCCCACGAGACAACGCACACGCCGCAATCAAAGTGCTCGGCGAGGGTTTGCCGGACTTGGAGGAGGATGGCCTCGCGGTCTTTGGGCGGGTTGGATTTTGCTTTGCGGCTCATGCCAAGATGTCGCGCTTCGCCTCCACGCGGGCGCGGAGGCTGGCGAGGAATTCGCGTTCGGCGAGGCCGCGCGCCCAGGCGGGGCGGAACTGGTAGTGGGGGTCATCCACAAACTTCCAGCGGCCGCCCCACTCGAGGCCGAGGCTTTCGCCCAGCGGGCCGAGTTCGCGGTAGAGTTTGTGCGTGCCGTGGTAGGTCTTGCCGTCGCCGCTGAAGACGCCGACATCGATGGCGAGGCCGAAATTGTGGTTCGAGAATCCGCCACGGGCGTTGGTGACTTTCGGCCCCGCCGTGGTGCGGCCCTTCGCGTAGAGGGCATCCTGCTCGGCATAGCTGCGCAGGCCGGAGATCGCGCGCACATCGAGGTTTTGCTTTAAGGCGATGGCTTTTGCCGCCATCACAAACGAGCGCATGACCTGCTGGACCTCCGGGTGGAGGGTGGAAATGGTGCGGTCGCTGCGCTGGTCGAGCGTCATTTCTTTTTCGGTGCAGGCTTTTTTTTCGCGGCAACTATTCGGGATTTCCTAATAGTTGGCTTTTTGGCGCGCGGCTTGCGCAGCGGCTTGATTGCTGGCTCGGCGGGTGGCTGGGCCATGGGGAACATGCGGCGTAGGAAGTCGAAAATGTGCATCACTTGTCTCGGAGGGTGCGGGTGGAGAGTTGGAATTGATCAAGGGCGTGGAGTAGGCCAGCGGCATCGCGCTCGCCTTCGCTGAGGCGCGGCTCAAAGCGGACGCTTGTGCGGATGTGCAGCGTGCCAGCCTCGCCGACTCTGTCACCGAAGGGCGGCACGGGGACGGCCACGCACGAGGTGAGGAACGCGAGTGCCAAGAATATCCACCCGAGGATCACCATCGTGGCGGCGACTTTGGCGGGCGTCATTTGCTGCGGCGAAGTATGTTTATCGCCCCAACCGCCGTGAGCGCAAAACTGATCAGGGCCTCTTGATGGTCTGGAGAAATTTTTAAACCCAACGCCACGGCCAAAAATATCAAACCGCGCCATGTCGAGCTTTCCGATAACCGATCTGCCAGATAATTGAGTGCTTTCATCTCCCTTGTGGAGATGTCAAAGACTCAATCCTTTTTGTCTTTGAGCAGCTTAAAAAGGGTAACCAAGCCGACGACGAGGCCGACGGTAACGGAGCAGAGGCGCACCCAGGCTTCGAGGTGGGGGAGTAGGGAGTAAATTGCCGCGCCGATGGAGGTGGCACTGCCGAAAAGGCCGGTGGCGAATGTTTTCAAAGGGTGGCTGTCCATCTCTGCGATTAGGAGATTGTCAAAGTGCTGGTGGCTGAATCGTAGCTTCCGGTGCGGCCGGGTGCTCCGGCGAGGGTGACGCTGGCGTAGGTCTGCGTGGTAGAGCCAGGGAAGAAGCGGAAGGTCATGCCGACCGTGGGCGCGGTGTTGAAGCTCACGCCGAGCGTGGTGGGGCCGAAGGTGGCGGTGGCGGTGCTGGCTCCGTTGGTTTTGGAAACGGTGATGGCGCCTGCCGAGATCGAGGTCGAGCCGGTGTAGGCGTGGGCGGCGCTGCCGAGTGCGAGGGTGCCTGCGCCTTGCTTGGTGAGCCCGCCGCCGCCGGTGCCGTCGGCGAGCGTGGCGGCGACTGTGAGCGCGCCAGCGACATTGAAAATGGCACCGCCGGATTTGACCGAGAGCGTGATCGTGGCGGGGATCGAAAGGGTGTTGAGGCTTTGAAAGGTGCCGCCATTGAAGTTGATCGTGGCGGGCTGGGCGGTGGTGATGTGGGTGATGCCTGTCGTGGTGAGGGTGCCGCCGTTGAGGTTGATGACGGTGGAGACTCCTGCCGAACTGCCGCGATTGATGAATAGTGATCCGGAGTTGATGGTCCCCGTGCCGGAGACGGTTAAAACTCCCGCGCCTGTGCCGCCGCCGCACTCGATGCCGATCGTGGTGATGGTGCCGCCGGAGACATTGACAAGGCAATTCGCTCCGGCCAGCCAGGTGCCGCCATTTGTGTTCACGGTGCCGCCGGAGATATTCAGTGTGCCGCTGCCGCCGTTATTGTCGCCGAGCATCATTCCGCTTCCGAGCGAGACGACTGCCGTGCCGCTGATATTAACCGTGCCTGTGTTGCCTCCGGTGGCTGCTATCTGGAATCCGCGGACACTCCCGGCGGTGTAGGATTGGGTGAAATTTCCCGAGATATTTAAGACGGGATTTGCCGCGCCGTTGATGGATACGGCGTTGTTGGCGGTGAATGTGCCGGGGATCGTTAGCTCGCCTGCGGCAACGGTGGTGGCTCCGCCGTAGGCGTTGCCAGATCCGGAGAGGGTGAGCGTGCCGGTGCCGGATTTCACGAGGCCGCCGGTGTTGGTGGATGCGAGCGAGCCGAAGCTGATTGATTCGCCATTGGAATCGATGCGGATCGCCGATGTGGAGTTTTTGATTTGAGAGGAAATGTCGATGGTGATGCCGGTGGCATATTGGAGCGTTCCGCCGGTGAAAACGAGCGTGCTGGTGCCGATGGCGCTGGCATGGCCTAGCTGGAGCGTGCCGCCATTGAGCGTGGTGGTGCCTGAGTAGGTATTCACCCCAGTGAGGGCGAGCGTGCCGTTGCCTTGCTTGGTGAGGCTGCCGGTGCCGGTGATGAGGTTGGCAAAAGTGATATTGTCGGCGCGGTTGAAAAGGAGCGTCGCGGCGTTGGCGATCGCGCCGAGGATGCTGCCGTTGATTTGCAGGGTGCCTGCGTTGATCGTGGTGCCGCCGCTGTAGGTGTTCGCTCCAGAGAGAATGAGGATGCCGCTGCCGGTCTTGGTGAGTGCGCCGGTGCCGGTGATCGCTTGTGGGATCGTGAGGTTGCCCGAGGCGGCGTTGATCGTGCCGCCCGCATCTTGAATCAAAACGACAAGCTGGGAAATCAGTGCAAATGTCGCGTTGTTTTGAAATGTGCCGCCATTGAAAATGAGCGCGTGTGAGCCCGCGCTGTATAATGAGCCAGAGCAGATGAGCGTGCCGCCTGCGCTGCCGTTGCCGAGGGTGATCGTGGTGCTGGCGCCCGCGCCACCCTGGCCGAAAACGATCGAACCGGTGGTCATGGTGCCGGTGCCGTAGATATTGAGGAGGCTAGTGGAGTTTGGCACACCTGCCGTGGAGCCGCCGCCGATGTAGAAAGTGTTCCCGCCGGTGGTGAGTGAGCCACTGGCGATGTTGGCAACCGAGGTCGGCCCAGCGAACCAGAGTTGGCCGACGGTATTGAGCGAGCCGCCGAGGATGTTGAGCGTGGAGGTGCCGACTCCGTTGTCGCCGAGCATCATTCCCGCGCCGAGCGTGGCGGTGCCGTAGACATTCAGAACGGAGTTGTAGTTGAGGGACTGAGCGAGCTGGAATGAGCGCACCGAGCTGCCAGGGTTGCTCTGCGCAAATGTGCCGATGAGGTTGGTCGTGCCATTGCGGAGTTGCACCACCACCGAGGCCGTGCCAGCGAGGCTTTGGGTGCCGGTGCCGGTTTTGAAAAGGGTGTTCGTGCCGGTGATCGCTCCGGAGAAGCTGGCCGTGCCGGAGTTGTCGGCGAGCTCGAGAAAAAATGTGCCGAGGGCCAGCGTGCCCGCGCCGGAGATATTGAGCACGGCCTCGTTCCCGCCGAGTTGGAAGGTCGCGCCCGCATCGACGACCAGCTCCGAGGAGTTGCTGATGCGATCAGCGGTGCTGGTGGTGAGCGTGCCTTCGCGCACGCGGGTCGTGCCGGTGTAGGTATTCGCTCCCGAGAGGGTGAGCGTGCCCGTGCCGACTTTTAAAAGGCAGAGCGCGCCTTGCGAGGTATTGCCGCGCGCGATCGCGTAGGTGCGCGCGCCGCTGGTGGTATCGAAGCCGATGAATGCACCGGCCGCGAAATTTGTCGTGGCAAGCATGGCGGTGATCTCGGCGTCCGTTATCGCATTGTAAACCGCGAGGGCCGCGCCGGAGGCCACGGAGAAGCGGCCATTGGTGGCATTGCCGGGGAGCGCAGCGAGCGTTTCGATCGTGAGCACGCCATCGCCCACGGTGGTGTTGCCAGTGTAGGTGTTCGCGGTCGAGAGCCGCAAAATGCCCGCGCCGGTTTTGACTATGTTTATCGCGCCGCTGAGGGCCGAGGTGATCGCGGCCTCGGTGAAGACATAGAATGACCGGATCGAGGCCGTGGCGCTGGCGATAGCACGCACCACGCTGGTGCCGATCCTCGCTGCGCTGGAGTCCGGTAAAATCATCCGACGATGATGTAGAGAGTAGTCGCCGATGGCGTGCCGATGGCGTTGTAGCCTGCCTGCGTGATCTGCACGACATTCGAGAGCGCGGTCGCGCCCGTGAGCCCGCTGGTGCTCGAGGCCACGGCTCCGATCGCGGCGGGCGTAAGGACATCCGCGCCGCCAGCGGCGTGCGTGCTCGCGTGCGGCGAGGAGGCGAGGGAGGGTTTGCTGGTGATATCCTGCCACGAGACGGCCCGCGCCTGCGCGCCGACGACGACCCAGGCGCTTCCGGTGTAGCGCCAGGTCTTGTCGCCGCTTGTGAAAAGATCGTTGGCGCTCGGGCTGTCGGGGAAGTCGATCATGGTGTCGAGAGGGCGGCTGCAAGTTGCTCGCCCACGATCTCAGCAGTGGCGCAATTTTTTACCCGCTCGCCGATCGATCCGGAGGTGGTGAGCGAGCTGGTGAGTGCGTCCCACACGGCTGAGGCCACGGCCGCGCCGGTGAGGAGTGCCGTGCCGGTGGTGCTTCCGACGGGAACGCCGAGGGCCACTGATCCGGCGGCTGGGACTGCACAAGTGCCGACCATGCCGCCGCCGTAGCTGATGCCGCTGCGGACATCGGTTGTCGCTGGGCCAAGGCCGGTGTTGTCAGCGGTGAACATATCGACATAAGTTCCCGCGCCAGAAAGCGCGTAGCGGGTTTTTGCGGCGAGGGGCGTAGTGTCCAGCGTGAACTTTTGAGCGTAGATTGGAACAATACCAGTTGATGAGTGAATGAATGAGCCGCTGAGCCGGTTGGTCGCGCCTGCATTGGATGAGGTGAAGGCAGGCACTGCCCCGGCGGTGATCGTTCCGAGGATTGTGACGGTTCCGGTGGAGGCATTATTGACTCCTGCCGCTGCGCTTCCGGAGGTGACATTGCCAGAAATTGTTACTGCTCCAGTGGAGTTGTTGTTTACTCCAAAATTCCCCGATCCAGACCCGCCAGTAATAGTGCCAGAAACGGTGATATTTATGCTTCCAGTTCCACTATTTTGCACGCCTTGGTTGCCGGCATTTGACACACTGTTTGAGATATTTACGCTAGTCAATGTCAATGCGCCTGTTGAAGAGTTGTTTACCACAATAATCGACCCCGCGCCTCCCAAATTCGAAACATTTCCAACAATGGCTGCGGAATTTGCACCGGTAAGAGACACGCAGGAACCACCTGCCCCGCCTATTACATTTGCGGTAAGCGTGACGCCGTTGGATAAAACAAACCCACCGCCTGATGCACCCCCGTAAATTGTGCCGTTGGTCACATTGTCGCAAGTTGCGTTTGCGGTGATTGTGACCGTGCGGTTGTTGGCAATAGCATTGTCGCCAGCGATGGGCACGGATGCGCCGGGGGAACCGGCGGCGGTCGTTGACCATGTGGCGGTGTCGTTAAAGTTGCCAGAGGCAACGGCGAAGCGATTTGCCATGGCTCAAAGTCCTTTCTCGTTGATGTAGGCTTGGAGAGCCGATTGGATCGCGCCCACGGCTTGCTGGGTGGCTTCGTCGCTGCCAGCGATGGAGCCGAGGGCGATGCCTTTAGCCGCTTCATCGGCGGTGACAACTTCGCCGTTTTCAATGCGGGTGGGCACGAGGCGCATGGCGACATTGGCGTCGGGGCTGCCGTCGGCGTTGTATTTGCCGGTGATGGCGAGGTTGAGCGAGTAACGGTCGAATGTCTGGCCGTCGATGGTGATGGGATTAGATGCGGTCATGTGTAGCTTAGGTTTGATCTGTTCGACCACGCGCCGGTGGCGGTGGTTTTTGTGGTGGTTCCTGCCGAGCTGATTTGCAGGCGGGTGATTGTCCAGGTGGTGGCGGCTTCGGCGGTGCCGTCGGCGGCGGTGCCGGTGTAGCTGTAGGGCGCGGCGTAAGCGTGGCGAACCTCGTAGCTTTGCGCGCCGCTCAGGCCGAACTCGACCCATTGGAAGTCGTAGTAAACAAAGGCGCGGAGGGTGCTCTCTTCGATCCAGAGCGTGCCGGAGGATGGCGAGGCGGGAGGGTTTGCCGAAATGCTGGCGACGGCCGCGCCGCCTCCGCCGCCTGAGGTGAAAGTGACGATGGTGTTGTTGCCAGGGTGCCGCCCGTAGATTTTGGCGTCGGCGTAGTTCAGGCAAATCTCGCCTGGCTGGAGGTCCGAGGTGGTCGGAACTTTGGAAGCAATCGTGCTCTTTTTTGGAATGAAAACTGGAGATGCCATTTATCGAAATGGTGCCGCCGGGGGATCGAACCCCGGCGGGCTTGGTGGGTTGATTTTAGTAGCTGCCGCAGTCGATCGTCACATCGGAGATCGTGACGAAGGAGATCGCGCCGCCGGTGATCGAAACATTGTTCGCGTTCTGCGTGGCGATGCTGCCGAGGCCGAGATTGGTGCGGGCGACAGAAGCGTCGGCGAGGTCGGAGAGGTTCGAGGCTTTGACCAATTTCTCGCCCAGGCTGGTGCCGATGGTGGCGGCGAAGTTTGCGTCTCCACCGATTGCTTGTGACAGCTCTTGGAGCGTGTCCAATAATGCGGGCGCGCCGTTGACCAGGTCGGAGACCTTGGTATCGACATAGCCTTTGTTCGCCGCATCGCTCGAGCTAGTCGGATCGGCGAGGGAGACGATTTTGTTGGAGTTCAGCGAGACATTCGCAGTCGGCGCGGCCATCTGGTCGAGGCGGCTTGTGCGGACTTGGGTATCGAAGTCGCTGATCTTGGAGGCCGTGAGAGTCGGGATGTCGGCCGCGTCGAGGCTTGCGCCGGAAGTCGCCAAACCTTTTGCGTTCACGGTGAGCTTTGTGAAAGTTCCCGCTGTGATTCCAGAATTCGCCAGCGTGACGGCGATGTCGGCATTCGCGCTGCCATCGAAGCTGGTGGAGCCGGTGGCGTCCGCGCTCAGCGAGATCGTGCGAGCGGTCTGGAGCTTGGTCGCTGTCGCGGCATTGCCCGAAGAGGAAGCGGAGTCCGCGTAGGCTTTGGTGGCGAAGATGCCTTCACCGCCAATCGCGAGCGCGGTGCCGTCGGCCTGGCCGACATAGAGGTTTTTGTTTGAGAGGTCGATTGCCAGCTCACCTGCGAGGAGAGCGTTATTTGCTGGGGCATTACTGCCCCGCTTGATTTGGAGTTTTGGTGCGGCCATTTGGTTTTTTTAGGTTGGTGGTTGGGTTTGGTTGTGGGTGAGTGTCAAAAGGTGCCCGCGTCCACGGTGCCGGGGGCTTGTGCGTAAGCGGTGCCGGTCCAGCGCCAGAGGGTTCCGTCGTCGGCGGCGAGATAGAGGCGGTTCAACCGGCCGGAGACCGGGAAAGCCGTGGCGGTGCTGTATTGATAAACGATCTGCGCGGCCTCGATGGCCTGAGCCGTGCGGAGCGGAGTCATCCACGCGGAGTTGTTTGTGCCTGCCTCAGCTTCGGCTTGGGTGGCCTTGCCATCGGGCATTGCCTGCGGCGTGCCCTCGGTGCCAAGGATCACAGAGTTTTGGACTTCGGCTTTGAGCGTGGCAGTGCGGGTCACCTCGCCGGGCACGGTCCAGCGGATCTCGATGAGCGCGGGGAGGGAGGCTTTGCCGGTCGAAAAAGATGCCTCCAGGGGGACGGTGTTTAGGTTTAGGGTGGGTGGTTCCCCGGAGGCAAGAGCGAGAAAATTAGCGTCGTTGAAAGCGAGCTTAAGCGCGCAGGTGATTGCGGTGCCTGCGGGCGTGGCCACGGCTTTGCCGTTTTCGCAAAACACATATTCCAGCGGAATGAGGTCGCGGCGCTTGAGGACGAGGCGGTCGAGCGCGACATTGCTCGCAGCGGACTTAATGAGTTCCCGCTTTTTTGTGTCGATGAAAAGTTTCATGCCGCTGCGACTCGCGGCGTGTCAAAAAGCCCTCCGAGCTTTTCCAGATGCGGCTAGGCGTAGACCAGCGAGGCGCGCTGATCCCAAGCCCCAGAAGCAGTGCCAGAGCTGGTCACCGAGCCTGCGGAATTTGTCACCGTGCGGCGGATCGTCCACCCGGAGGCGGACTCGGCAGTCGCAGGGGCGGCGCGGCCGGTATAGATCGTGCCGCCGGAAACTGCGCTTTTGGCAATGAAGGCGGACATTTTTGCGGCGAGCGCATCGGCGAGGCCGGTGATCTCGCTGATCGCGTGGGTGTGGCCGGGCTGGCTGGCGGTATCGGCTTTGGCTCCCTGCGCGGCGGTGGCGTAGTTGCCGAGTGGTTGCTTCGTGGCGAGCGCGGAGTCCAGGCCAGTGATCTCGCTGGTGGCGTGCGTGTGGGAATCGGGCGGGAATGTCGCGGGCTTGCCGGTGAGAGTGCCCCAAGCGGCGGGCGGCGAGACGGCGCTCACGGCGGCGGCAAAATCCGAAACCTCGGCGGCCGTGTGCGTGTGGGTGGCTGCCGCGTAAGAGCCAGAGTCTTGTTTGCCATCAAGCGCGGCTTGCAGGCCGAGGATTTGGCTCGTGGTGTGGGTGTGGCTCGCGGGCGGAAACTCGGAAGGCTTGCCGGGGAGGCTCGCCCAAGTCACCGAAGCGCTGCCGAGCGCGGCGATCGCCTGCGCCGTGCGGAGCGGAGTCATCCAAGTTTCGTTGGAAGTGCCAGCGGTCGCCTCGGCGGCGGTGGCTTTGAGGCTCGGCACCGAGGAGGGCAGGCCCTCATCGCCGAGGATCACGGAGTTCTCAATATCTACGCAAAGCGTGGAGGTGCGGGTCTCTTCACCTGGGCGGGAGGTCTTGACCTCTAGGAAAGCGGAGACCGATGCGGGATCATCGGCAAAAAGCGCCTCGAGGTCGGTCGTGTAGAGATCCAGCAAGCCGGTTAAGTCGGAGAGCGCGAGGAAGGCGGTGTCGGAGAATGCGGTCTTGAGGCCGGTGGAAAAGCTCGTGCCGGTGGGCGTGGCGACGATGGCGGATTTTTCGACAAAGACGATCTCGACATCTACCTTGTCGCGGCGCTTAAGGAAAAGCCGCTCGAGCGGAATACTGGATGCCGGACCGCGCACGAAACGGCGGGTCGCGATGTCGATGTAAAACTTCATTGCGCGCTACTGCGGCGCGCCTGTCAAAACCTCGGGAGCAGGCGTGACGGCCTCCCACTTCCCGAGCGGGCAGCGCTCAGTCGCCATGCGTAGCTTGGCCCAGGTGGAGCATCCGCATTTGCGGCACCGGCCGGTGGCGTTCAGCGCGGCGGCGTCCCACTGATCACACGCTCGGCAGGTCGCTTCGCGGGCGGCGAGGGCTTCTGGCGGCGTGGTGGCGAAGCCGGAGCGGGCGAAGCGGTTCGCGGCGTGGCCGATGCGGGCGAGTTGCTCGGTGAATTCAGTGAGGGCTTTGGCCCGCTCCTCAAACCGGCACGATCGTGTATCCATTGGAGTAGGTGCCAAAGATTGTGTTGGTGTTGTTTATAAATCCGTTGGATCCGCCAATCGATATTGTGGCGCGCATCATCTCGGTATCCAGAGAAACGCCGCCGTAGCCCACTTTTGACCAGCCAAATAAACACGCCCCCATGAAACACAAAAAACCACCGTCATTGCACCCGCTCAAAATCTCGCCGCCGACCACTCGGACTTGAGTGGCTCCGCAAAATTGAGCGTAAGGGCCCGAGCAAGTCAGTGAGCAATCCGAGCAACACGCGCACTCGACGGCGCGGGTGGTGCCGCCGTCGGTTTTAATCTTGATGGCTCCGGAAGATGCTCGCCCGAGAGTCATATCAACACGCCTCCGTGGCGAGCCATGTGAGTGTGCCATCCACAGAGCCGAGGACATGGGTGCCGCTGGCTGGCGGGGTGGGGATGCCTCCGGCAGCGGCCCAGGAAAGCGAGCCTCCCGTGGCCGTGAGCGCTAGCGGAGACTCGCCGGGAGGGATGGCTGGGATTTTGAGCTTCCGGCCGGGGTGGCCGCCGGAGCCGCTGGTGGACTCGATGAGCGATTCGTCGGCATCCAGCGTGGCGAAGGCGAAGTTTTTCATGAGGTCCGCCGCCGAAATCTGAGTCGGATAGCCGCCGGAAACTCCTGGTGGCGATTTGAGTTTCGCCTCGAAATCGACGGGGAGTTCAACCATATGAAAAAATCCACTCGGTCCAATACCCGTAGTTCGTGGATGAGAAGTTTAGGATCAGGGAGTTGTCGTCAAAGAGTGTGGGGTCCTCATAGGCCGAAAAGGGATAGCCTGGCGTTAGAAGTCGCGTGGACTTCTGCGGCACCGTCGGGAATGTGAATACAATGTTCTTGTAGGTGGCTCCACCGATTGAGCCTCCTCCGCTTTGGGAAAATCCGGTGGATTGCTCGTTTTCGGTAAAAGCGGAAATGGGGTCAAAATAACTTTCTGGGATTTGGCCAAAAACAAAATTAGGAAAAGTTTGGCTCACCACTCTTACAATTACGCTGCCTCGGACCATGGCGCCCCACGAGAGTTGGCACTGCTTTACTTTTCGCTCGATGGTCGCGGTCGATTTCGCCCGCCCGTAGGCGCTGACGATGAACTCGGTGAATCCATCTTCGCGGCGGCGCTCCTGCGCTTCGGGGAAAATCTTGAGGCCGTCGATGCAGGGGGAGCTGTCGCCGTCGGGCATGTTGTTGCCGACCGCGAGGGTGGCGCGGTGGGTGGCGGCTTGGCTGGTGAGGCCGAGGTAGGTCTGATCCACGCGCACGAGGCCGGAGGGGAAGGTATTCACGGCGCGGCCGGGCTGGGCGATCAGGGCGGTGGGGTTCGAGGTGAAGATCGTGTAGCTCATTAGGCGGTGAGTGCGGCGACGGGCAGGCGGGGTTCGATTTTTTCGACGAGCTTGAGGATTTGATCCACGATGCCTTCGAGGCCCTTCTTGCCGCCGGTGTCGCCACGAGTCGGGGGCTTTTGGCCGTCTTGACCGGGCTTATCGACTTTGGCGCGGCGGGCGGCGAGTTCGTCTTTCAGGGAGCCTTTGGCTTTGAACTCCTCAAGCGCGGATTTCTTCTCGGGTTTGCTGAAATCTTTGTAGACGCCATCCTCGCGGGCGGCGCGGATGCGCTCGCGGAAGCCGCTGGAGCTTTCTCCCAGGCCGCGACTCAGGCCGTAGTCCTTCCCAATGTCCGCCATGTTGCGCCGGTCGCGGTTTTCGCCGACCCCGGTGAGAGCGGCTTGGGCTTCGTTCTCGGCGATCTTACTGGCCGTGCGGCGCGCTCCGGAGAAGTCGCCACGGGCGATCTGGTCCTGGGCTTTTTTCTGGAGCTTTCCGCCTTGGTCCACGGCATCTTTGGCCTCGGCGTCGGCGATGTCTTTTAGAATCTGCTGTGAAATGGCGAGTTCCTTGTTGATGCCTGCCTGCTCTTGGCGGGCGCGGGCGATCTGGTCGGCGAATGCCTCGGCCTCGGATTTGCCCATACCGGCATCGATGGCTTGCTTGAGTGCGGCGTTGTAGTCTCTCTTATAGTTGAGGGCTTTGACCTCTTCGTCATTGCCGCTGATCTGGGCTTTGAGGATGGCCAGGTCGAGTTCGAGGTTTTCGCGGAGACCGGCTTGGCGCTCGGCTTGTTTTGCGGCGGCTTCTTTTTCTTTTTCGGCACGCTTGGTCTCGGTATCGAGCAGGAGTTTTTTTAGCTCCGAGGTTGTCTCTAGTTGTTCATTCTGGCCGCCGATGCTTTGGCTTTGTTCCTCGACCTTTCCGGTAATCGAGTCGGTGAGGGAGAAATTGCCCTCGAGAAGCGGCTTGGTGCCTGAGATCTTGGAGTTGAGGTCGGACCAGCCAGAAGTAATGCCGTCCACCGTCGGCTTGAAATCCGAGTTGATGGTAAACGCGCTGGCGATGCTGTTGCCTGTATCTTCGGCTTTTGAGGCGAGGCCGGAAAATTCCCCGCTTGCGGCGGCGGCTTCGAGGCTTGCTTTGGTAAGTTTGCCGGATGCATCTTGAGCCGAGTCGCCGAGTTTCCCGAGGTTTTGCTCGGCGGCGGAGGAATTGGCGGCTGCTTGATCGATTTGCGGCGCGGCGGCTGCGGCGGCATCCCCTACTTTTTGCACTCCTTCTGCGGCGGCTTTTTGCCCGGCTCCAGCTTCAGTGCCTTTATCCCGCAGAAGCATCATCAAATCATCCATAGGCGAGATGAATTTGACCGCTTCGTTCATCCAATAATTGAAGCCATTTAGAGACTCTGCGACGGCGTTTACTGATCTGCCAGCAACCGTGGTGTTGTCCGGCGTGGAAGAAAGAAAAGCTAAGAACTCTTTTCCGTATTTGATCGCGCCTTGCATGGCCGGGATCAGGTCGTTGTTGAGCGTGGAGACAACCTCTAGCGTGGGTTTTTGCAGCCCATCGCCAATCGAGGTTTTGAGTTCAGCGTAGGTAGCGGAAAGGATTTTGAGCTGATTGGAAACAGACCCAGAGGTGTTCGCAAAATCCCCCTGTGCAATTCCGCTTTGTCCGAGAATGGCGTTGTAGGCGGCAAGGGCCTTTGCCTGGGAGTCGATAGCTCCTTTGCCGTCATAGAGGCCGAGCTTCATTGCCTCGGCTTTCAATGTGGCATCATCTAGCAGGATGCCATATTTGCGGATCGGCTCAGACTCTCCGCGAAGCGCCGCGCCGATGGCTTGGATAGCCTCCTCTGGCGAGGTGTTGTAGAAGCTGGCAAAATCCGTGGCGAGTTGGACAAGGTTCCTCGAGAAGCCTACAAGCTCGCCGCCTGCCAATCCTGCGGACTTCCCAAAGACCGCGAAAGTCGAAGCGGCATCCAGAGCCTGCTGGCGGGTCATGCCGAGTTCTTGCACGGCCGTCGCGGCAAAATCGGCGACGGCACCGGCGGCAGAGCCGAAGACGACATTCACCTTGTTCATCGTCTCGGCGAGGTCGGAGGATTTTTTGATAGAATCCCCGATGAACATAAACGCTTCTTGGAAGCCCATGATCGCGGCGTAGGCCCCCGAGATCGCGCCGGTCAATTTGCCGAAGCTGATGCCGCCTGCATTCACGGAATCATTGGCACGGTCGAGCTGGCGGATCTCGCTTTCAAGCCGGTTCACCTGAGCGGCAGACTCAGCGGAGTTGTCCCCCATGGCCTTAATTCGCTTTTCCATCGACTCCACCTGGCCGATCCGGCGCATGGTTTTCTCAAGCTCCTCCATGGAAAGCTCGCCGCTTTTGACCGACGAGCGAAGTCCGGCCATCTCGTCTTGAATTTTCGAGAGCGTCTTTTGCAGGCCGACATCCTGCGCGCCGAATTCTACTGTGACATCAGCCATGGCGTTACGCGGCCTCCTGGAGTTTGGGTTGGCGGTGTTTAAGGATGCGCTCCATTTGCTTTTTCATTTTGCCACCCACGATCGAGAGCGCTTGGAGCTTTTCGGTTTCGCGCAAAACCTTGTCGGCATATTTGCAGGTGTTCGTGAGGATGACGGTGGGGGCTGAAGTGTTAGTGGTGTTGTCTTGGACTTCACCTAATCCATAGTCTCCGAGGTGGCGTGTGACCCACTTGGGAATGTCTCGAGTCATTGATCCAGAGCCGACTTTTTTGAGCTTTGTGGCGCACCAGGCCCACCCCGATTTTGCAATACCAACCTTGGCGTATTGAGCCGCAACAAATGCTTCCAAGGCTGGCTTTGGGACAAAGTATTTATTAATGAATTTCCAGCGTCCGATATTGTGAGTGTCACCCCCGGCGGCACTCATTTTACCATTCACAAAATTTGCTCGGTGAATTGACGCAATATCTGAAGTTGATGCATCGGGCAGAAAGTGAGCGCGATCTATGCCGTAGATGTCGCCTTTTTTTGTTGCGTGCACGGTAATATAGTCGCTGCTGCTGAAATTGTCTGCGTAAGCTATCTGTCGCGGCGTGACATGAGCAAACAGACCGGCGCGGCCCTTGCCTTTAGCACTGCTTCGGCGACCGCCATAGATGTCTTTTGCAATGGCTTTTTCGCTTATCTTTTCTTCGCCAGTTTTATTTCCAAACGGCTGAGTCCGGCGGGCAAGTTCGACACACAGAATCCGAGCGCTCATGTGGACGGCGTCGGGGATCGTGGTCTCAAGGATCTCGGCGTAGTCCTTCATGATCTGCTCGAATTTCAGATTGGTGAGTTTGAATTTTGGCATCGCGGATCAGAGTTTTTGAAAGACGCTTTCTATCGCTTGTAGGGAGTCAAAAACCGTTGCCGGATCATCGCGCAGGTAAACGCGAGGTATGCCGCGAGCGAATGAATCGGCGTCCAAAATTTGGAGACCGGCCGCGTAGGGGATCTCCCACATGCACTCGTGGAAGCCCCAACCGGTGACACTGGCGAGTCTGTAAACATACGAGGCGAGCCAGTTGGGGCTTGCTACTTTCCCCCGCTCGAGCCGGTGGGCGCGGAGGCGTGCTGCGCGCGGGTTTCGGATGCGTTCACTTTGTCCCACGCGGCGGAGACCAGGCGGGAGAGTTCGTTCTGTTCCTCGAGGTCGGAGATGTTTTCGATCTGCCATTTGCGAACCGCCTTGTTGAAGGCGACGGGATCGGAATCCACGGCGAGGACATCCTCGAGCGGTGCGGTGTGGACAAAGGCAAATGCGGCGACGAACCAGAACTCATCGCGCTTCTCGAGCATATTGGATCTGATGATGCTGATCGTGCCGGGCACGCAGGGGCGGAGCTTGAATTTTCCGGAGGTGCGCGTGCCTTCGCGCATTCCCGCTTCGCGCAGGGCTTCGTCGTCGGTTTCGATGTCTTGGGTTTCTTTCGTTTTTTTCATGGTTTGTCGTTGGGTTGGTTAAATGAATTTTGCGAAGCGGGCCTTGTCCTCGGCCGTGGCGTTTTCGCTGATGGAAATGATCTTTCCGTTTCGCTCGAAGACGATCTGGCGGGGTGTTTGCTTCACGACGCTGACGAGTTCGTCGCGGTTCTTGAGGACGGCGAGCATGTAGGCCACGGGCGAGTCGGGCTGGGCAGAGACGAATTCCTCGCCTTTGGCGAAGGAGCGCATGACATCATCGGCACGCTGGCCGGTGGGTGAGTCGGCGAGGAAGTGGAAGACGGTGCTCTCGTCGCCGGATTCGCGCTTGATGCGGGTCGCTGGGCGGGCTGGGTTTTCAAACTCAAAGCCAAGAGTCGCTAAGATGGCGGCGAGCTTGAGGTCGCGGGTGCTGAAGACGGCTTTCATTTATCGTGGAATTTCTCGTGGGGTGCCCTGCCGGGGAGCCGCGTGGCGACTACCCCGGCGGGCGGCGTTGGGGAATTAGGCGGTCATCGCTGTCGCGTAGCTGCGGGCGGTCAGGGAAACCGTCTCGAACTGCTCAGCGGCGAAGTTGGTCGTAAGGCCGGTGACGAGCGTGGTGGCTCCGAGCGTGACGCTCGCGGGCATGGTGATCGAAAGAGTGTCGCCCACATCGGCGGAGAAACTGCCGGTGCGCATTCCCTCGATGCTGATTTCTTTGATGACTTCCGAGACTGCCACCGCGACCACGCCACCCTGGTCATCCTTCACCTCGGAAAGTGACGCGGTTTCGTTGACGGAGAAGCTGGTGACGATGAGGCCCGAGACATCGGGAGTGCCGTAAGTGGCCGAAGAAACGGCCGATGAGCGATAGAGTGTGGCTGCCATGTTATTGAGTGGTGGTGGTTGGGTTGCGGGTTACGGAGAGGTGGCGGGTGTCAAATCGCGGACTCGACGAGGCCGAGGGTCAGCGCGGCGGTGGTGATCCATCGGCCGTCTTGCTGGCTTTCCGACCAGGTGCGGAGGTCGGCCCCGGCGAGGGTGAGCGGCGCGGCGAAGGAGGCGGCGAGTTGGTCCGCGGCGAGGAGGGAGGTTTTGAGCGAGTCGGCGAGGGCGGCGTGGGTCTCGAGCGCGGCCTCGACGACGCTCGGGGTGGCGAGGACGATCGAGGCGCTGACTTTGTAGAGGCCGCGAACGATGGCTTCGGTGGACTCGACGCCGACGATGAGGACCGGTTGGTCGTTTGGGATCGGGTCGCTGCTCTGGCCGGTGTGGACGGGGATGCCGTCAAAGGCGGGTTGCCCGCGGAGCCAGGCGGCGAGGGAGGTCTCGACTTCTAAATTCATTGGCCACCTCCGGCGGGTGAGACGGTGGCGGTGAACTCGGCGGGGTTGTTGAGGGATTCGCCGACTTGCTGGATGAGGTAGGACCGGCCGTGGAAGTGGACGCTCTCGCCACGGCGTGGGGCGCTTTCGAGATCGCTAGCTTGAAAGCGGACGGTGAACTCGCCGCCCTGGCGGAGGCCGCCGCTTTCGAGATCGAAGGAGACGGCGACGGGCGAGACGCAGGCTTTCAAATCCTGCGCGCGGAATTTTACCGGAATGCCGAGGAGCGAATTGCGCGCGGCGGCGGCGAGGCTTTCGAGGCGGGATTTTTGCGACGGCGACACGCTTCTCGCGCCGTGTCAAAAAGCAGAACGCCCCGCCGGGAGTGAGAACCGGCGAGGCGTTTGCGGGCTGGTTTTGTCGGGTGTCGGGAATTAGTCGACCATCAGTGCCATCGTGCCATCGGTGAGGCCGGCGGCTGCGCCGAACATCACTTCGAGGGATGCGATGAGCGAGCGGGTGGACTTGTCGCTATACACATTGTAAGCGACAGAGAGGCCGATCTGATCGAGGGTGACGGAGTCGCTGACGAGGTAGTCGTTGTCCGCGAGCGCAGGCACGGCGGCGGCCATGACGAGCGCCTCGGGCGAGCATGCGAAGCCGTAGAGGCCTGCCTCACCGCCGAAGCTGGTGGCGTAGTGGACGCCGTTCTCGAAGCCGTAAGCGCCGTCGCCTAGGTTCAGGGCGGTAGTGCTGGTCGGGATGAGTTGGCTGTAAACGACGGGCGAGACCACGAGGCCTTTGCGGGCGCTCTTGTGGACTCCGGCCCAGAGCTTGGCGAGGTCGCCGCTGGCGGCGTTCACGCTCGAGGGAGCTGCGGTAACAACGGCTGCACCGAAGTTCGCAACGGTCACGGGAGTCGTGGCGAGGGTCCAGATCTTGTCCGCGATTGCGTCGAGGTTGATCTGGATGAGGCGCTCCAAGCGGTGTGCGGATTGGAGGTCGCTGTAGCTGAGGCCGAATGGCTGATAGATGTGATCGAGGCTGACCGTGGCTTTGCCGAGGGTCGTGCCGCCGATGCTGTTGAAGGTGGTGGGGTTCACCGAGGTGCTGGCAGTCGCGGAAGCGATGGGCACATGGACGGTGTCTTTTGGCTTCTTAACATCGGAGGAGAAGTCCGAGGCGAAGAGGTTGAGCGCGCTGAGGCGCTTGCTGAGGACGGTTTTGGTCTGCTGAGCGATGGAGTCAGCAACCAGGGCGCTGTCGAATGTATTGGGCATTTTGGTGGTGTTGGGTTGGTGGTTGGGTTCTCCTTGGCTCAGGCCTTGGAAATTTTATTGCGGTGAGCCCAGATAAGGGCCTTGTGTTTCTCGAAGAGGAGCGAGGCGGCTTTGCGGTCGCCGGCCTCGACTGCGGCCAGATACTCGGCAACGGGATCGGATGCCTCTGGCGCGGAATTTTCGATGACAGGGACGACGCGGGCAGGAGCGAGGCCGAGGCTGCGCTCGAGGCGGGCGAGGTCTTGGGTGACGCTGTCGAACTTCGCCTTGTAGGCGGAGGCTTCGGCGAGGGCGCTGTCGAGCTTCGCGGAAAGTTCGTTGTATTTGGCGAGGATGGAGTCGGCGGCGCTGGCCTTGGCTTGCGGCTCGGCGACTTCTTCGGCGGGGATTTCCTCAACGACTTCCTCGGCGGCGGGAGTCTCGACGACTTCGACGGCGGGCTGGTCGGCGGGGGCGGATTCGCTCACGATGCTGGCCTCGGGGGTCTCGACGACCTCGGGCTGTTCGGGCGTTTCGGTGACTACTGGTTCGGTCATGCCCTTGGCGAATTTGTCAAATCGCGCGCGCAAACTCTCCGGTGTGGCGGTGGCTGCGGCGGCGACGCCTTCCTCGATGGCGTCGGCGAATCCGAGGGCCACGGCTTCGACGGCATCGAGCCAGGTCTCGGCGTCCATCATCTCGGCGACTTGGTTTTGCTCCATGCCTGTTTTTCGGACATAGGCGTTGACGAGGGTGGACTTGAGCTTGTCGAGGAGGTCGGCTTCTTTGCGGAGCTGGTCGGCATCGCCAGCAGAAATCGTCCACGGATTGTGGATCATCATGAGGGCGTTGTCGGCGATGTAGACCGGAGCGCCTGCCATGGCGATGACGCTGGCCATCGAGGCGGCGAGGGCGTCGATATGGACGGTCAGCCCGCCTTTGTGGCGGCGAAGTGAGTTGTAGATGGCGGAACCTTCGATAACCGATCCACCGGGTGAATTGATCCGAAGATGGATGTGCTGGCCGTCGAGCTTGGCGAGGTCTGAGAGGAACTCTTTTGAGCCTGCGCCGAAAGCACCGACCTCATCGTAGAGATGAATCGTTGCCGTGCCGTCGTTGGATTTTTCCAAAGCATAAAATTTGGTCATGATGGGATTGGGGTTGAGGTGAGTTGGCTTTGCTGGTTGGGGAAGACTTGGCCGAGGTCGAGGCCGAGGGCTTCGCACTTGGCTTTGCGGCGGATGTAGGCGGCGAGGATGTCGTCCTCTTCAGCTTCGGCATCGAGGCCGTGCATGTTGCAGTAGCGCTCCCAGCTCAGATAACCGGAGTCGAGGAGTTGGGCGTAGAGGCGGCCGTCGCGGCCGTTGTCAACGGTGATCTTGCGGGGCGTGACCCACTCGACGCGCCACCAATCATCTCCGGGATATGGCAGGCGACCGGCTTGGATTTCCTGATAAATCCAATACTTCCACGCAGGGAAACAAAACTGATCGATGACCATCTGCTGGATGCGGTCGAGGAAGTTCTGCGCGACCTCGAGGAGGGCGCGGGTCTCGGTGCCTGCGAGGCCGACGAGGAGCATGAGCGCCTCGGGCGGAACGCCGATGGCGCGGGCGATGTCGCTCGTGTAGTCGCGCATGAGCGGCTCGAACGCGGGGCCCGGGATTTCGTTTTTGAAACTTTGAATGTTTTCGCCTGGCTTGAGGCGGGGGATAAGCGTGCCGTTGTAAAGGTTGTCGGTGGTGATTTCCTCCCCGGCGGCGTTGGTGATTTTCCCAGCGCCGAGGCCGATCTTCACGGCTTCGTTGCTGGTGATGGAATAGCCGATCTGGCTCCCGGCTTTGAACGCGCCTTTCACATAGGCTTTTGTCTCGCTTTGGTCTTGCGCGGGGATGATGGCGGAGTGGAGCCACGAGACTCCGCGCGGCTGGCCGATCCGGCGGACATGGCGGATGTGCATCATGTCATCGGCGGGGACATCGACATACTTCCCATTGGTGCGGTCGGTGATGACGCGGTAGCTGCGGGGTGCGCCGAAGCGGTCGAGGAGCAGGCCGTCGAATGCGTAGTCGGGGGAGTTCAGCGTATTGCCGACGCTCTCGCCACCGATGAAGCGGAAGCGCGCGCCGTCGGTGCCGGTGACGAGTTTTTGCGCGAAGACATCGCCGTCGAGTGCGACCTGGCGGACGATGAGGCTTTGCGCGCTGTAGAAATTGACGGAGTCGCTGGCGTCGAACGCCCAGGCTTCTCCGCAGGCGCGGTCCTCGAAATGGCGCTCGGCGATGCGGTTCCACGCTGGGTCGGTCGTGCGGGCTTTTGGAACAATGCCGAGG